CCTAAAAATCTATCAGAAAAATCAAGTAATGATTTAGATCCTTACTATGGACGGTATATCCAACTTGGAATGGTTAATAAAGGGGGTTAAGTATGTTTAGTTTGAGTAAGGAAAGCGAACACGATTTAACCACTAGAATAAGCACAGTAGTAGAAGACTATCTAGCAGTTCGAGAAAGACCTAAACCACGACTAACAGGTTTAATGTCAGCACAGGAAGCCATGGACGAGTTAGATATAAAATACAAAACTTTGCAGAAGTGGGAAAGCGCAGGGCTAAGACGGTATCAACCACCACTAGAAGATACAAGAAAAGTTTATTACAAAGTTTCGGACATTTTGAAGTTCCTGGGGGTGGATGATGGCAAAGACTAAAGTATATTTTTGGTTGAAAGTTGATAAGAAGTTTTTTGATAATCTTTTTATTAAACGACTTAAACATATGCCAGGTGGCTACACTATGACGGTTATTTATATCCGTCTTATGTTAGAAAGCTTAGAAGATGACTGTATTTTGTACTATGAGGGATATTTTGATAATTTGGTACAGGAGCTAGCTTTAAAATTGGATGTGTCCGAGGATGATATAAATATGACAGTCGCATATTTTACAAAATGTGGACTAATTCAGATCGATGATGATGGACATGCTACATTATCGCAAGCAAAAGCCATGGTTGAGAGTGAAACAAACTGGGCAAAATACAAGCGAGACCAAAGAAAAAATAGTCAAAATTTACCAAAATTGGAGAATGTCCAAAAATTAGAGACTGTTTCCAACTCATGTCCAACAGAGAAATAGATAGATAAAGAGTTAGAGTTAGAGTTAGAGCTAGAGTTAAAGTTAGATAAAGAATATATAGTCGAGCAAAGCTCTCCTACTGAGCAAATCTCAGAATATATCTTTCCTGAGTGGCTAGACGAAAACTCTATAAAGGATTTAGAGAAAACAAAAAATAAAGAACTTTGGATTCCGATTGTTTATCTGAATCAAGTTGCTAATAAGCGTTATAAATTTGTTGATAAGACAAAGAAGTTTTTGCTAGCTAGGTTTAATGAAGGTTATACACTTGAAGATTTTAAACAGGTGATTGATGTAAAAACGGAAGAATGGAAAGATAATCCTGAGTTCTTTAAATATTTAAGACCTGAAACACTATTCGGTTCTAAGTTTGACAGTTATTTAAATCAAAAACCTAAAATTTCTAAAAGTAAGCCAGACAATAACTTTCCAGATCTACCATTTTAGGAGTTAAAAAATGCAAGATAAATTTAAAGAATACAACAACAGAAAGATATCTGAAAAAGTATGTGAGATTCACCAGGTAAACTATTGGGAAATCTCAATACCTGTACGAGGAAGCAAGGAACGAAGTTTGCTAGAATTTTGCCCTGAATGTGGACAAGAGGAAATTAAGCAAAAAGAAAAAGAACTGGTAAAGGAGTTTGAAGACAGGCAAGAATATTTTAAAACCTATGATGTCTTAATGCGTGAAAGTATGATCCCGAACGAGTTGAAGGGGGCAACGTTTGATAATTTCTTTGTTAAGACGACAGAAGAGCGTCAGATGTTAGAGTTTGTAAAGGGGCAAGTCCAGAAGTACCTTGCAGGTATGACGGGAAATACTTTAATCAGTGGTAGCACAGGAATAGGAAAAAGTCATTTATCGCTTGCCCTGGCCAAAGAAATCAATGAGAGCTTCAGAGAGAAGAACGAGCCTAAGAGTGTCTTATTTGTCAGCTTAACCGAGATTATCAAGCAGATAAAAGAAGGCTGGGCTTATGGCAGAAATGCAAACTTAACAGAGTATGAGGCGGCTAAAAAGCTTGTTGATGTAGATTTTCTAATCATCGATGACCTGGGGGCAAAAAATGGGACGGTAACACCTAAGAGTGACTGGGAACAGGATTTCTTGTTTGATATTATCAATAATCGAGAAACTACGATTTTCAACACGAACCTAGATAGTAGTGAACTGCGGACGGTATACAATGCTAGAAATTCAAGTAGAATTTTGAAAGGTTTAGAAGGGAACACTTTCAAGGCTTTTACGATCAAAGATAAGAGATACACTATAAACACAGTGAGGGGAGAATATCAATGAATGATGATAAAATGCGATTTGCAACAGAAAAAGGCTTTGTTGTCTACGAAAAGTGTGGTATAATAGAGATAGAAAAAGTTCCAAAGTTTGGAGAGATAACTTTGTTCTACTCAGATGGGAAATTTACTCATCTAGTCAAAAAAGAAACTAAAAAATAAGTCTATTGAGAACAACTCAGGGACATACCGTAAGCATTTAATGCTAGTGGTATGTCCCTTTTTGTTTGCATAGAAAGGGGGTGAGGGAGATGTCAGGAGATACTTCTTTAGGGTATGTAGTAGCCAATAAGTTTTCTATGGATCCAGATAAAAGACAGAAAATCTTTTCTCAGTGTAAAAAAGAAGATGAAAGCTTAAAACAACGGAAACAAGAAATACTAGAAAAATATGCTAACAAACAAGACAAATCAAAATCTAGAAAAAATGATTCTAAAGGCTCGGAGAGTTCTAAAAGAAAAGCTAAAAGCAAAGAATTTTAGAAAAAATTATAAACAAAAATCAGATATTAAAAGATGAAGGAGCAAAAAATGACAACTAACTTAGTTAAACAAAAAGAATATCTAGAAGCTTATATCCGAAGTACAGGTTATAACACTAGAGGGATGAACGTAGAAAATAATCATGTACTCATTGAAAAACCAATCCTTGATAGTTACGAAGATGAACATCAACGTAAAGAACTGGTTGATCTAGTAAATGTTATTGAGACTCGTACCCGTGGTGGGAAGTATGAAGTAACTGACTTTGAATCTGATTCATTACAAGAAGTTAGCGAAAATTCGGTTGAGAGAACAGAAGCAGATAAAAAGAAAACTATCAGCGTTGATTACTTAGTTAAATTATTCAGTGGAAAACTTGATTTTTCACAGGAACAATTAGATGATGGCCAATATAATTTAACGGATTTTCTTGGTAAGAAGATTATTAAATTAAAACGTAGAACACGAAATAGAGAGATTGGGAAAATTCTCCAAACTGCGAAAGTGCAGACTGCTACAAGTATGGACGACTTGAAATCTATTGTTTCTTTAATCAATCCAGAGCGCAATGTATCTATGGTTATTAGTCAATCACTATTTAATGTCTTAGACAAAATGAAAGACACTTCAGGAGATTATCTTCTTAAAGTTGATAAAGAGGCAGGAACAAGTGAAACATTCTTTGTAGATAACTTTTTAGTTGTAGATGATACAACATTAGGGAATAAAGGTGACCAAAAAGGCTTTATCGGAGATCTAGAAAACTTTGTTACTTTGTTTGATCGCAAGAAAGATACACTTAGTTGGGTGAATGCGAATGACTATTTTGGGAAACGGTTGATTTTACATACCCGATTTGATGTAAAAAAAGTTGAAGAAGATTGTGGTTACTTTATTCAATGGAACTAGGAGAAAGAAATGGATATTAATCAAGTATTTGAAACACTGGATGATCTAGATAATAAAAAAAGTAAGATTAATTCAGCACGAGAACAGTTAAGCGAAAAAAGAAAGAGTCTTTTAGGCAATCAAACAGTTTCATTTGAGAATATAGATAATTTTTTATCTAACAACTTAGAGTCTTTGGAACAGCTTGAAAAGATGGAAAAAGCTATTAATTCTCTTCAGGAAAAATATAATAGTGAGTTTTCTTAAGCTAAAGCAGTCATCTTTGAATACATTTTTAAAGAAACTAAGCAACGGATGGAAACTAAGAAGATCTATAAACAATACCGAAAGAAGCTTAGACGAATTCTGGACGCATATGATGAAATTCAAGAACTGAAGAAGGATGTAGAAGAAATCCATACAGGTGTAGTCAGAGAAATAAGTCAGAGACATTCTCTATCGACGTATCGAACAGAAGTAAGTCCGCTTACTGTCCTACCATTCTTAACCCCTGATTCTAGCGGATGGATGGATTTTTCGAAGGAATATCGGGACATCAAAGTGTATTTAGAGAAATAGGGAATAAATTAAGTAAGGCTAGTGATATATGGCTCAAACAAAAGAAATATCGCTAGTCCTACTTTTATGCTTTACTAAGTTTCACATAACAAAGTAAGCATAAACTGAAAAGAAGTAATAGCTTGAAAGCAAGGTATATCAGGGGTTTACAGAATGGAGTGAGTTTCACAGAATGTAAGATATGAGAAACTGGAGTATAAATTAGAGGGGAATCCCTTTGAATTGTAGAATTGCAAGTTAAGAAAAATATAAATTTTAAGTGGAGGTACTTAGTTATGTATGAGCTAAGTAAGAGAGACCTGGACGGTATCGATATTGAATTAGAACGATATAGAACGCTTGATAATAAGATATATCTTAGAAGACAGGAGTTGATACATAATAAGAAATATAGCGACGCTGAGTATATCAGAGGTCAAGGAAAGAAAGTGT